GTTTCTTTTTTTATTTCAGCAGATCTGCAATACAAATCTTAAGATCACCATAAATCGTAACAGTAACTTCATCGTCAAAGGAATATTGAGTAGAATCCTCTGTTCCTTCGAAAGAGTACACCTGTATGGTCTGTTTCAGCGGATTTACGATCCAGTATTCACGAACACCGGCAGTGCGGTATTTGAACAGCTTTGTCAGGTAATCCATGCGCTGACTGCTCGGTGAGACAATCTCGATGATAAAATCGGGAGCACCATTGCATCCTTTGTCATTGATCTTTGATGGATCACAAATTACAGAGATGTCAGGCTCCACGTAATTGTAATCATCCTGATTCAAGAAAACTGCAAACGGAGCAGGTAAAACCTCGCAAGGACCGCCCTTTGATTTGATGTAATTCCTCAATGTGGAAGAAAGTTCCATTACAAGTCGTTGGTGCTGGTAGCTTGGCGGTGCCATATCATAGATCTGTCCGTCAATGAGTTCTGCACGTTTTCCTTCCGGAAGAGCATAGATATCTTCGATGGTATAATGGTCATCTTTTAATAATGGCATGTGATCACGTCCTTTCGTAGAGTATAGTTATTTTTGATGATTTTTCTTATTGTTGTATACAGAAATATCGGATATAATACAGAAAAGGAGGTAGTGCTATGAAAAAACAATTTCTTAAAATTATAGATTTTTTGATCTTTATTTTTTCTTTTTTACTTCTTTTAAGTACTTACTTTAAATTACTATCGATTACTTTTTCTAATAATGAAGATAATTTTATTGTGTTGCTTTGGATAGTGGGCATTTGTCTTGCAAGTAAATTTACTCGTCCTCTATATCAGGAGATTCTTGCACTTCGGTTGCCAGTGGAACGTTGGCTGCAGATGCATCATCTAAAATGATTGGTTCAACTTCCAGAGTAGTACAACCAGTAAGTAACGCATCAACAGGATTTTTTAAAGATTCTGGATTTATTCCGGAATCTTTAATTTTTTGCAAAAGATCAGCTTTCTTTTCAAGCACCTCTAATTCAGCTTTTTCAGCTTCTGCATGTTTGATACGGTAATCATCTTTAGCCGAAAAAATGCTTTTTACAATATCAATTGCTCCAGGTACTTTAAATGAGAGAGCGCTGCCGCCGCCTAAGAATACAAGTATAGCAAAAATGAATTGCCAGTTATCTACTAAAAGATTTTTTACATTAACAAGAGAGAACACAATATCTCCAGGAGAATTTAAAGATACTTGAGTCGATATGCATTCCTCTGAAGCAATAGAAGTCAATAATTCGGTAGTTCCGTATAGAACGTTATTGATTGAGCGTGGACCGATAGGTGTTTGCTTTCGAACATTAAGAACGAAAGACATATCATTGCCAAACATATAATAATTATACAAAGCATTGAGTATTTGCTTTGAGTAAGAATCTAAATTTGAAATACCATGATAATTAGAGATTGCTCTACATAACGAATAGTTTAGTTCTTCATTTTTCACTGTTCGAAGCAGAGTTATGTGTCTGCGCTTCTTATAAGGGCAGGAAACATCGTTTATATCAACATCGTGATTATCAATACGATATATAACGTTCTGCTCAAGTTCTAGAGTTTTTGAATCATCTTCATAGTATTCACCAGCAAGTGCAAAAGTAATATAGCTACTTTTAGCACTTGGGATTACGAGAATATCATTAGTTTTGATTTCGTAAATAAAAGAATGACATTTATTAATAACGGTTGAAGGGCGATGAATTTCTTTAAATGTCATTAGTATATCATCTTTTAATGAATCTTTATTTGATTCCGAAAAATCTGTTTCTTGCGAAATGTTATTCCAAGCCAAGGCAACAAAACGCTTTGAAAGAAATTCATTATAAAAATAGCCTTTTTTGGTGCGAATCATCCAAAAATGTGTGGTGGGTGGAATGATCGGAACGCTAAAATTTTCAATTGCGTCAAGCAACGCCAATTGATCTGTATAGGTCATACTTTATCTCTCCTTGCAACTTATTTATGATTTCCCTGGTGTTTGGTAGACACCGGGGAATTTTTTATTTTATTGTGCTAAATCTAATTCGAACGGTGCAAAGTCTATATCGTAATTATCGCTGCTGCCCTCCATGTGCAATTTGAATTGAGCCGGATCTAATTTTCCGAAACAAATTACACCGGATGTTGATGCCCCAGGCAAAATGTCTGACGAAAGATCTTCGTATTGTTCATAGGCATTTCCGTATGTTTGGTCATATTGCTGATCATTCTGGATTGCAATGGCTGAAGAACTCCATAAACTAAATTTGTCAGAACTATTGTTTGTTGCAGTAACATAAACTCTAGTTTCTTCTTCTGCGAATTCAACCTTTGTTACGGAAACAGAAATTCCATTTTGTTCAGATACTTTGTCAGTAAACTCCCATGTTGTGTTAGCTTTACCGAATGATTCGGTATAAGAAGTTTTTTCGACAGAGTTAGCTTCGAGATAAGCCCAGCTGGAATCAACCCCCATAACAGTTTGCCCATCGTATGATCCGTCAATCTTGGCATCGACACTAATATAATCATCTTCATTTATCTTGTCTTTTACCAATTTTTTTGGTACTTCAAGTAATACGCTATTATTATAATCAAGATCTATATATACCTGATAACCATATTTTTCATCGTCTTTGTCAATAGAAGAAACGCGTCCGTAGAATTTAATATATTTTCCTTTGTAATCATCGGGGTTACTTGCTACGGCTTCAATATCATCGACATATTCTTTTTTCTCGCTTTCAGTTGTTTCTTTTTTGTTACCAGACTCTGAGTTACCAGAATCATTAGAGTTTCCTGAACCAAATAAGATGCCAATTCCGATAAACAATACTACAACAACAATTATTGCTATGAGACAACCGTGTTTTTTCTTTTTAGGCTGAGGACTCTGTTTGCTGCCTTGATAAGAAAATGTGTTGTCGTTAGATGGTGACGATACTTTTTCTTCATTAGGAAGTTCAGTACCGCAATTACCACAGAATTTTTGACCGTCTGGGTTTGGAGTGTTACATTTTGGACAATTCATAACTCATTCCTCTTTTCTTTAGTTTTTTGCGTATTCAATCAAATATCTCCGCCATACAAATACTATCGTATCAAGAGGGCAGTGTATTTATGGTTAGAGATACTGGATGAATTACATATATCTCTTTACAACTTCTATTAAACGGTTTTTGTATTTGTACAAATCGTTTAAAGAGTCGATATAAATACGTTCGAATTTTTTATTAGCATCCGGGATGAGAAGCTGTTTATTTCTTGCATCAAGATTGAGGCGACAAATCGGTTTTCTATTATTGTCTTTATACAGAATTCCAAAATAACTTTCGGTATCACGGTGAACTATATCTTCAACGGGTACGATACCAGCAAGAAGTCCGCGAATAATGTAGAAACTTTCAATTTCATCTTCCGTTGTAACAATCTTTGATGCGGGTTCTTTAATCTCTGGTTCTGATTCTTCATCTTTATCATAATCGTCAGCTAATGCAGAAGAAATTTTACTATTTACTATTTCATTTACAAAAGAAGAGAAAGCTCGTTTTACCACAGGCGTAAATTTTTCAATTATTCTCTGATTCTTTTGACCATCGTATATATCCGCTAAAATAAATCGAACAAAGTCTTCTGTCGGAGATTCAAACTGTTTTGTTAAGATGTTTTTTATTTGACTGCTATATTTAAGCTCTTCGGCAGTACTAAATATTTTGTCCTTATCAAAATTATCTTTACAAAATTTTTTTAATTCATTGATGGAAGAATCTTTTAAATTTGCCATGTCTATTTCTAGAAATGGCACAAGATCCATTTTGTTTGATTCTTCTAAATCTGTATAAAAACGATATATTATGCCATTTGTAAGAATGCCAAATTTAGCAGGAGATGTCCCGAAATATCTAAAAAGTTGAGACGAATGTTTGTCGAGTTGCTCTGAGCAACTTTTGCATTCGACTAAAATATTCGGCTGTCCATTTTCAAGGATTGCATAATCAACCTTTTCGCCTTTTTTAATTCCTACATCAGCAATATACTCTGGGCAAAATTCATTTGGATTGAAAACATCATACCCAAGAAGTTGAAATAAAGGCACTACAAGAGACATTTTTGTGGATTCTTCTGTAGTGATGGTGTCTTTTAAAGACAGTATCCTTTCTGAAAATTGTTTAATTACATCATTGAACTCCATACATTTTCCTCTCTTTCATATTTTATAAATCATCACCATATAGATAGTGGTGTTCAGCTCGGTGGAACATATCGCAATGTTCCTGAATAAATTCAACACGTTTCTGATCACGAGCAATCAGCTTCTTTAATCGTCTTCGTTCCGCTTGCAATTGCTTGATGCGATCAAGATAGATTTGAGCCGGTTCTGGATCTTTGTGTGGATGATGAGCATAGTATTCAATTTCTTGTACATTACCTTTTAAAAAGTCATCATTTGTTATATGACTCATGGCATGCTCATATGCCTTAAGCTGAGATTCATAATTCAATCCGGCATTGATTAGTATCGTGTAGCTTCCGTCTTCGTTCGGAACAACCATTTCATTTCCTTTTTTACTAGGAAAGTCCATAAGAACGACATTAACATCCGGTGTCGTCAATATCACCACGTTCCTTTCGTTTAAGCGCGAGAGCCATGCTATGCAGAGCTTTTAAGTCGTCCGGATCCATATCTTTCTGGACATCAAACAGCGCTTTCAGTTCTTTGTTTTCAAATATCTCTTGTGCTACCTGTGCAGTTTCGTTGTTTGTGTAGTATTCGTTGGTATTTTTTCCAGTGCGAATATATTCGGCAGTTACACCAAATAAATCAGCTATCTTCTGTAATTTAGCATCTTTAGGATTGCTTCTACCATTTTTCCAGTCTGAAAAAGTGGATTTTGTGATTCCAGTAGCCTTTGCCACGTCAGAATCTTTCATCCCTTTGGAATCTCTTAACTTGCAATAAATTTCATACATAATACACCTCTAAATAATAAATTCTGAAATCAGTACAAAAAGTTATTGACAAGTTCTGAAATCCGCACTATAATAAAGCTACAAAGTTCGGAAATCAAAACAGAATTAAGTTTTAATTCATTTGTCAATGTATCTGGTAAATATATTGTATCTGATTTCCGAACTAAAATCAATAGAAAGTTCGGAAATGAGGTGATTATTTTTATGTATGAAAGATATGTAGAACTTCGAAATCAAAAAGGTGTATCTGACTATAGGGTAGCAAAAGATACAGGGATTCCGAAGTCTACTTTTTCTGATTGGAAATCAGGAAGGAGTAAACCGAAGATAGCAAAGCTTAAAATTTTGGCTGGATATTTCGATGTGGCTGTGGATGAATTAATTTCAGCAACAGATGAAACAGGTTCAAAAGAAGGGAGGGAGTAGAAAGTGGCTGAAAGCGTATCCGTTTTATTAGTATCAATAGCCGCAGTATTAACGGCTATCGATCAAATATCCATAGTTCTTACAACAAAGAAATTATGGAAGCAACAGCAGCAATTGCAGCAACAATTAGAGATGCTACAGAAAGAACAGTCTGAATTATAAAGCGTTTCGAATTTATAGTAGATTCCTGTTTAGATGCTTCTTGCATTTGTAAAAGAGTATCGTGGGTTTCTTTTAAAAAGGCGTCACGTTCACTTTGTTTGTTAATTTCATCAACCATTAGTTGGGCGTGCCAATTAGGATCCATGCAATATATCTCCTTTCATAAATACTCAGCGTGGCAGTGCTTGTATTTAGAGTATACAGGCAGCTTTTGGAAATGATGGAAGATGACACCGTTGATCCGGAGGTGCTGCAGGATACATTGGAAGGCGTAGATGGTGAAATTGAAGCAAAGGCAGATAACTGCGCAAAGCTGATTCGTGAACTGAATGGTGTGACAAGTGTGATCAACGAAGAAATTGAGCGTTTAAAAGCGAGAAAAGACGTGATCTCCAACAATGCTGATAGAGTAAAAAAATATCTTGAGAAGGCAATGATCGATACCGGAAAGAGAAAATTTAAGACAGCTTTATTCGGATTTAATATTCAAAAGAATCCGGCATCAGTTGTAGTTGATCAGGAAGATAAGATTCCAGAAGAGTACTGGATCAAGCAGGAGCCGAAGCTGGACAAGGCTTCACTCAAGAAGTGGCTTAAAGATAACCCGGCAGATTTTGCGCATTTGGAGCAGAGCGAAGGATTAAGAATTCGATAAATCAATATGGGAATTTGCAGAAGATAATTACGGTATCAAAAGATCAACAGCATCCAGATGGATGGCAATGAACGACAGGTTCTCCAAGAATGGTAATACCCCGATATTGTCAGAAGAATATATAAGCTTTGGGAAAAGTCAGCTGCAGGAAATGTTATATCTGAATGATAAACAGATGGAAGAAGTAAAGCCGGATATGACGGCAAGAGAAATTCGTGGGATACGCACACCAGATCCTGAACCGGAAGAGATTGAAGAACAGATTCTAGAGCAAGTACCTGGACAGATGTGTGTGGAGGATTATCCGGAGATTCTTCCGGAAGAGAAACATGGCCCTGAAAAATGTATCACCGGAAAAAGTAGAAGTGGAATATGTGGAGCAGCTGCATATTGTTCAGAGAACTATAGCTGTTGTTTGGAATGTGACCAGAATTGCAATAGCAGGTGCGGATGGCTTGATGATGTGTGCGACGTCGCACAAGATAAACAGCAGCCGGCAGTTGAGAATGTGAATATGGATTGTCCGCCAGATCAAGGCAACTGTCCGAGGCAGAACTGGGGAACAGCTCGTGAAGATCAGCATGAAGGACAGAAAGAATGTGCGAAGTGTTGGAATCATTATAAGAGCTTGCATAAACAGGAAAAGGTGGAAGTTCCGGAAGAAAAAGTGGTGGAAATCGAAGAGAAGATCCCAGCAGAACCTGTAACTGAAGAAGATGTAAGGTCGGAGTTGTATGAAGAAGTATCTGAGAAAACTGATATCGATATTGCCAAGGAAGAGAATCAGAAAGCTCAGACATATCTGAAGATGGCTGAGAAAGAATTCGGTCAAAATGATATCAGGCTCCGGAAACAGAAGATATTAGTTGCAGCATTGGCCGGATATATTCACGATCTGGATACAGTGATGAATCCACCAGAAGAACCGAAACAGCCAGAACTTCCAAAACTCAAGAATAATGATCAACGGAAGGAATGGCTCAGAAATTACAAAGACTGGGGATTGTGGTATCACGATGATCGCATTGATGTGAATTATTACAAATATGATTTCGAGGATGGCAGTAGATTGGTGACAGCTGAATACCCAAAGAGAAAGTATTACTGGAATTCAGGTGAAGTAGAAGATAGTCATTATTTCCATTTGCTGGAAAAGAATAAAAAGTACTACGGAAAAGAAAAGACATTCGATCAACAGTATGTGCATAACGAAAACAGTGAGACTTACTTGGTGGAATTCCTGAAGAATCTGCAGAAAGGGGCGAAATAAATGTTTACAGGAATTGACTTTGAAAAAGCAATAGATTATTACCGGAAGGGAAAAGAGGTCATCGTACTTGACAGAGCTTCAGTTGGGAAAAATGGAAAATCAGGATACGATACATTTCCGTTTGAGGAACTTTTTAAAGATCTTGATTTTCTGGTAGATGTGCCGGCAGTCATAAATCCGGATTTTGAACAGGCTGTACAGGGGATGACAGAAGCTGATCAGGTAGATTCGGAAGAAATCATCCAGGCAGTGCATGAAACACAGGGAAGTATTACCCCCCCCAGAGAAGCCGGAGGAAAGGATGGAAGAAGAAACGATAGATCTTCCGGCGGACAATATCGAAGATAAGAAAGAGAAGATCCGGAAACTGGTAGGGGAAGGATATACCAATCGTGAGATTGCTGATCGGACCGGTATCCCGTTCGGAACAGTCGGGTATCATGCAGCGAGATTCCGGAAGAAAGAAAAGGAACCAGTAGACAATTCTGATCGGCACCTGTGTAAGACTTGTAAGTTCAGGAGCAACCGGCCGACGGTGAATAGTTGTGATTATGCTGATCTCATGAAACATAGCCGGAGTTGTAAGATTGAAGAGTGTACAAAGTATAAAAAAGGTGCACGGCTGAAGAAGAAGGATGTGGAGAAATAGCGTTAAATGATGGGTAGATTGCAAGTGATTTGCACAATGGATCAGACAAAAGAAGCTAAGCGGAATGTTCAGAGATACATGAGAAAGCATAAAAGTGATGAAGATTTTATTAAAAATATCAGTGATGATTTTGTGATGGGATTTATGATTTCTCAGAGAATGGCATGGGACGATTATGATAATGGTGCACAAATGAAGAGGAAAGATGCGGAGAAATAGACTATGGAAAGACTAACACATGAAAGAAAAAGTGGTATGAAAACAGGATACTGGTCCCCGAATAAGAAACAGGAGCTGGT